ACAGTTCCATGCTTTAGCATACACTTATCAAACGAGAACGAGGACGAGTCTAAGGCTGCCATAGGCGACTACTACGGCGAAGGCGAAGACGGAGAGATAGGGATCAACTCTTTTAGCACCTTAGTCGACATCGGTATACACGGAAGCAAAGCAGCCGATCAGGTCCTATGGATGTACTATATAGCCTCATATATAATGTTCAAGTATAAACCTGTTGCACGAAGTTTAGGTATTGAAATCCAGACGTACAGCGCATCAGACTGGCAGAAAGACTCTGCAAAGATGCCAGAAAATATATGGACTCGCTGGATTCGTATGCGTTGCACCGTATTTAACACCTGGCAGGCAGATGAGTTCCAAACTATAACCGATCTGGAAGCGGAAGCAACTCCAGACAAAGCTTGAGGTTTATATGGCTAAAAATAAAGAAGAAGTCGACATGCAATCGATTAAAGAGTATGAAAAGGCTATGCGCTCAAAAATCGAGCCATCTGAAGAGCAGAAAATTGAATTCGATCAGTGGTGGGTGATCAGATCTGCCGAACTCAAGCAGCCGATTCACGTAAAGGAGATCCTTAGAGCAGATGCTAAGGCGCGAGGTCTTAACAAAGAAGAGCCTATCTCAAAGTGGGACTGGGCAGCAAGACAGTTTGGTTTAACTTTATAATATTGCTGTACATTAACTTTGTGATATAATGGATTGCTATATTAAGCCTAAAGCCCGGGTAAAATAATTATGTTCTGCATAGAATTCCGGGCTATAACAAACTCTATCGCGAACAGATATTCAAGATCTTGGAATAATAAAGGAAGGAACAGCCATGGCAATTAACGTGTCGTTCAACGGGGCCACGATATACAAGCCCGGTGCATATTCGAAGACTCAAGTGGACCTTAGCGGCAACGTTCCATTAGGAGCGGCAGGACTGGTGGCCATCTTTGGCGAAGCAGACGCAGGCGCACCTGGTTCTGCAGAGACCAACATCGCAGACAACTACTTTACAGCAGATCGTCTAGTTGAAGCTCGCAATAAATACAAGTCAGGCCCAATCGTAGATGCGTTGAACTTTATATTCTCGCCTGCAGCAGACGGTGCTATTCCAAACGGAGCCTCTATCGTTTGGGTTTATAAAACTAATGCATCTGTTCGCGCTAGTTTAGCATTGGCAAACTCTTATGGAACAGTTCGTGCAAACGAGTGGGGCGTAGGCGGAAATCAAGCATCTGCAAAAATCATGGCCACAGCAGAAACCGCTCCAACTAAAACCGGTACAGTACCTCCTGCGTTTGGCAGCGCTTTAAACGGTGTTTCTTTTTCTGCTCGCATAAACGGTGGCGCAGCTGCAGTATATACGCTTAGTAATACAGCAGGCAATCACTCAGATATTACAACTCTTGCCGCTGAACTTGCAGCTCTTCTTCCTGTATCGTTTGATGTATCTTCGTCAAGCGGAGCGCTTGTAGTTAAGCTCGATCCTGCGTCTACCCAATACCAACTTGGATGGGGTAGAAGCTTTGAACTTATCGACTCAGTACCTGGAAATTTGGCAAAGCTTGGTTTAACAGCAGGCCTTTCCTCGGCAGCAGTAGAGCCAAGTGTAACCATCACTCTTAATCAAAAACGTGATCTTTTGGTTGAGTCTGACACGGTCGGCGGAAATGTAGTTATGGCAATCGGTCGCGATCCAGCTGTCGGTGGCGTTACTTCTGCCTCTGTCTCTGTTGCTCTTAATACGATAACCTTGACCGACTCAGCTGGATCGGTTGTGTTTGACAAAGCTGCTTTTGTTACCGTCAAGCAACTCGCGGACTCGATATCGCTTCAACCAGGCTGGTCGGCTGAGGTTTCTAGTTCCGTCTATAATCAACTTGGACTTGCAGTACTTGATCAAGTATCTAACGTAGGAGCTCTCGCATCTTCTGGTGTTAAGCCGGCGCGTCTTAAGAAAGATGCTTTTGAAGTTCAAAACTTCTTTGCGCAATCAAATATAGCTAGCATCGTTAGCCCAGCGTACGTAGGTCTTCCTGCTGCTCTTACAGAAACACTTCTGTCAGGTGGAGTAAAAGGACCGACGGTAACCAACGATATCGTTACAGCTCTTTCTAAGTTTGAAAAGTTCCACGCAAACTCCATCGTTCCTCTGTTCTCTCGCGACGCAACGGCAGACATCAGCGACAATTTAACTGATGTAGCATCTACTTACACGATCGACGGTATTCACCAAGCAGTTAAGACACACATCAGTCTGATGAAGACCACCAAGAAGAAGAGCGAGCGTCAGGGATATCTGTCCTTTAAGGGAACTTATTCAGCTTCTAAAACAAAAGCTGGAAATATGGCCGATGCTCGTTTGCAGCTTGCAATCCAAGACATCCGCCAATCGAACGCGCAAGGCGTAATCAAGTGGTTCCAACCATGGGCTCTTGCTTGCTTACTCGCAGGCTCACGCGGCGGCGCTCCTATCGGGCTGCCTCTGACATTCAAGTTCATGAACTGCTCTGGTATCCGTCAAACCGCTCAATCCATGAGCACGGCTGAAGCAGATATCGTGATCGACTTCGATCCAGATACACAGTACGATGACGCGATCATGGCAGGTTTAACCTTTCTCGAAGCTCCACGAACCGGTGGATTCCGCGTAGTCGTTGACAACACCACATACGGTATCGACGATAACTGGGTATACAACCGCGCTAACGTTCTTTATGCGGCAGACATCGTTTCCTATAACTTCCGCAACGTTATGGAAACACGCTACGTCGGTGTTAAAAACACTATTCGTGCAGCAGAAGTTAAATCGACTGCCGAATCTGTGCTGGCAACCTTTCTTGCTCAAGGGATCACGGTCTCCACAAATGACGCTCCTCAAGGCTTCAAAGATCTCAGCATTCGTATCGAAGGCGGTACGATCTACATCACGGTTACTATCAAGCTTGTAGAAGGTGTCGACTTCATCCTAGCAGACATCACACTGCAGCGCGCCTCCCAGACGGCGTAATACAGACCACACGCCTACTTAGAGCCCCTAGCTAGTCTAGGGGCTTTTCATTTTAAGCAATCACAACTTCGTTTATGGTAGTATCTATATACGGTGTAATCGCGTCGTGCGATACAACCCTAACGTATAATGGGCTCTAGGGTCCCAGGAGAAAAGTCATGGCAGGTGTAAAACCCGGTTTAATTACGGGTAGTAACGCGAAAATTCAATTCGGTGATAAAACACTAGCGTACGCGACTGACATTCAATACTCAGTTGATACCGCTGTTATCCCAGTAGAAGTCATGGGTCACTTTGAAGTTATCGCAAACGAACCTATCGCTATCACGGTGGCTGGATCTTTCACAGTGGTTCGTTATGCAAAGGGCGCAGCAGTAGCAGCAACAACAACAGACAGCGCTACGCTACCAGGCGCAAACGCGAGCGGCAACGGCGTTGGTGCGCTCGGTGGAAATCAAGCAGAAGCGTTCAATCCTGCCAAAATTTTAACTACTCAAACAGTTGATATTGCAATTTTTCAAAAAGTATTAGCCGGTCAGACTTCGACTAGCGATTCAAAACCAGTTGTAAAAATTATAGATTGTAGACTTACTCGCATGAGTGGCAGCGTCAACAAGCGCGGCGTATTGACCGAGGGATATTCCTTCGTTGGTCGCTTGCTCCAAGATGACGAGCACCAAGTAGGCGTCAGCAGCGACGAAGATCTTAAATAAAGTAGGTGCTTAAATGGCTAACCTGGCTCCGTTCTTTGTAACCGGCGCAAGCTGTAAGATAAAGGTAAACGGCGTCACGTTGGCCTATGCTACCAATTTCTCATATTCCGTCTCAATTCCTCACGCAAGACCTAAGAATCTAGGAAGCTACGAGTCGAACTCGCTAGAGCCGTTGAGCTACGACGTCAGCGGATCGTTTGACGTAGTAAGATATGTCGACGGCTTAAAGCAAAAGATGGAAAAATTAGGCTATGCAGTACCCAGCGGCGTAAGCAATTTAGGAAACGGTCTTGGAGGTTGGTCTCCTTTTGCTGGAAGAAATGCGTCCATTAAAAACATATCCGCATCAGATGGTCGCGCCAACGAAGCATTAGATCCTTCTAGATTAAGCGACGCAATAACTTTTGATATAGAAGTGTATCAAAAATTGCCAGACGGAAGCCTCACTGGTATTGCTAGGGTAAGAAGCGCTAGGATCATGAGCATGGGATCATCGATCACTAAACGCGGAACTATGGTTCAAAGTTTTCAATTTGCAGCATTATACTTAGACGAAGATAGTTTTATAGCTGATTCTTCAGGAGCGGGCTAATTTATGGCTGGTCAAAAAGTAGGCAGAAGAGGATTTGACCGTGATTCTGGAAATGCTGCGACTATCGCAACGCGTCAATTGGTTAAAG